CAACGCTTCTGAATTGGTTTCCCAGGATGTTTCGGCTACCTGTCTGGTCGAAACAGATAATATCGTAATCGCTGCCGCTAACGGATTCTCTCCTGCGGCTGGTTCGACGAAGCTCCAGATTACCCTCGCAAGCATAACGAAGGACCAGTATGCCGGGGCATATCTGCAAATCGCCAATGATGGAGGAGATGGCACTGGCGAGGGGATTCAGTATCGAATCAAAAGCAACAGTGCGACGGATTTTACGACCTCTGGCAAGGTAGACATTGAGCTGTATGATCCAATCAAAGTCACCTTGACTATTGCGTCTGACATCGCAATTACCGGTGGACTGTGGTATAACCTGAGAGCTGCTGTTGGCACAGCGGATTATATTATTGCTGGGGTTTCTCCTATTGCATTTACCGCCAATTACTATGGATGGTTCCAGACTGCTGGAATCGCCTTGATTTCATGTGATGGCGCTCTTGCTATTGGAGTAAATACTACGCTGTCCGACAGTGACGCTGGCCATGTTCAGTTGAAGGATGCTGAAACTGAGCCTTTGGTGGGTTACACTACGTATGCATCGGATGACGATGCTCATGTGGGCGTTGTCCTACAGGGCCTAACGCCGTAGCAAATAACGAAGGCGGACACATTTTTTGTGTCCGCCTTCATCAAACAACACAACGGAGATATTATGGCCGAGAAGAAAGCACCCACAGAGAACCAGGAGGGGTCCACGGCGGTTGACGAGCTGGTGGGCATGATTCAGAAAGCTGGCCCCGAGGCACAGAAGGCGATGCGAGAAGCATTGGGTGTGGGCGGGGCCATTAAGAAGTCACCGCCTACCCAGTCCAACCAGGACGCCAAGCGCATTGCGTATTCAGTGGGCGAGATCGTGCAGCCGGAAGGGTTTCAGCCGAAGGCATCACAGGCCAAAACTGAAGAAGGATCGGAAGCTGTGGCCGAATGGCTGGCGCAGTGGAACCAGAGAAACAGCAACCCGTCCAGCCAAGCCGAAGAGTACGCCGACATCGCGCAGATGTAGATGGCCGAGAAGTTCAAACAGATACAGGCGGCATCCTTTTCTGGGGATGCTGCCACGTTGGGCACGATCCAGGTTGAGACCATCGTGTTGGGGTCGTACGTCACTCTCGCAAATTTGACGACGACTGAACGAGATGCCCTAACAGCCAGCAATGGCATGGTTATCTACAACGCGTCGACCAATAAGCTGCAAGCCTACGAGAATGGCGCGTGGGCAAATCTGATTTAACCGGGGGAGAGTGGGAGACTGAGCGCATGAGGTGACACTAACTGAAGCCTACACCATGGCGTTAAAGCGGGTGGGCTTGGACGAAACCAGCACTACGTTCAAGGACCAGATGCGGCTCTACCTCAATATGGGGGCCAAAGAGCTGGGTGCACTGGCGGACTGGTGGTGGTTATATAAACAGGGCACGCTCACCACGACGCATACCGTAACGGTGAAAAACATTTCCGGGGGCTCGTTTGCCGTTGGAAATACCATTACGGATGGTACCAATTCTGGCACCATTGCCGCGTCCTACGATGTGACCAACGCGCCAACCATCATCCACTACACCACGTCAAAAACGACGGATTTTAGTGGCACCCTTTCCGTTGGTGGCGTCTCGTCCACCGTTGTTTCTGATGTCGTCACGCGCCAGTATCAACTGGCCAGTGATGTATTGTCTCCCTACAGCTGGCGCGACGAAACGAACAACCGAGTCCTGGCCATTGCCAGCTGGGACGAAATGGATGAAGCCGACCCCGATCAAAACGAGACGGGAGATGCCCGCTGGATCATCCCGGAGGGCGCTGACTCCAACACGGGGTACCAGCTGGTGGCTGTGTTCCCGCTGCACGATACCTCCAATGAAACTTTCCGCTACCGGTACTACGCCTATATCCCCGATTGGACATCCGACGATGACTCCACCGCACTCGACGGATGGATTCCGCAGCCGCTGCAACCCGCACTTGTTTACACGGCTGCGGCGCTGTACCAGCAGGAAAAGGGGGATGACGATGGCGCACAAATCAACCGACAAGAAGCAGACCGACAGGTAGACCGTGCACTGCGTGTAAACTCACGCATGTGGGGCAATCGCCATCGCGCCCGCAGCCATAAGTTTGGCGGCGGTAGTGCCTTCGGGTTTTTCGTGCAGGAAGGATCGCTAAGTGCCTAATGGCTATTGACGGCGATGCCATTGTTCATGGCCCATGGACTGCCGGTGCAGTCTACAACCTCCCGCCAGAAAACCTGGAAGAAGACCAGTGCACCGATACGATCAACGTACGGATCGGGCAGGCGGGGGAATGTGAGAAGCGCACCGGGTCCGCTAACTATGCTGGGAGCCAACACGCCATTTCCGGCGATCCCAACGTCATGCTTGCGGGGGAATACCGCGAGTCTTCTACGTCGCAGCCAGTGTTTAAGGCCGCCGGCGCAGTGTTCTGGGAGTACTCCGGGTCAGCATGGAATGACCGCACCAATAGTCAGACAATCACTGCCGATAAGCCGTTTACATGGGTCGGGGCCAACGGCACGCTGGTTATCACCAACGGCACAAATGCCCCGCTAAAATGGACGGGCACGGGGGCAGGACTCGCCTTGCTCGACGTGGACAGCCGGTTCACGACAGCCCAGCACGTGGCCTTTTGGGACAACCGGCTGTGGATGGGCAACACAAATGCCAACACAGACCGACTATGGCGGTCTGACCTGGGCGACATCGAGACCTGGGGTGCCACGTCTTTCTACAACCTGGGCAGTGACATCACCGGGCTTGTGCCGGTGGCAGACTCGCTGGCCATTCACACAGCAGACGGCATCCACACGCTGACGCCTACGGGCAACGCCACGATCCCGTACCAGCTGCAACAGCAGACCCAGCAGGCTGCGCTATCGGGCCGCAGCGTTGTGACGGTTCCTGGCAACCGGCAATTCTTTGTAATGCTGGAAGGGGTGTACGAGTGGGATGGCGTAGAGAACGTGACCAAGGCATCCATTGACCTGGACGAAGGATATTGGGGCCAGCTCAACCCCGCTGCCCTGAAAAACAGCTTTGCCATCTATTACCGGCTTAAGAACGAAATATGGATATGGCTGCCGTTTGGCAGTTCACAGACCAATATGAATGACATCATGGTCTACAACGTGGAAAAGGAGCGCTGGCATGGGCCATTCCGTGGCCAGGCCAACACCACGTATTACGAGCGAGCCTGTGCGGCGATGATTAGCAACAAGCCACACGCAGGAGATTTTATTGGCGAGCTTGTGGATCACGACCCGGAAGTTTACACGGATGTGAATGACTCCTCGACGGCTGCTATTCATGCTTCGTTCACGACCAGCGCCAAGGCACCAGAGGGTGAAGAATCCCGGCTCAGATGGCTGTTTGCACGCAACTACTTCGACTCGATTGGCGCGTTTGACATAAAGCTACAGCAAGTGTCATCCGGGATCGTCGGCCAGACTCAGACCGTCACACAGCAGGGTGCGGGCTTTAATCTGAACACGGATGAGCTGGACACGGGCAAGCTGGGAAGCGTGCGCGTCCTGTCTCGTGATTCTGAATTGAGTGGCTATGATCCCCATTCATCCATCACGGTATCGCAGAACGTTTCAGCTGAATGGTTTCGGATACGAAGGATCGTTCAGGTCTACAAGGATTTGGGTATCAAGCGCAAGCGGAAAGCAGGAGTGGAGTAATGTCAACAGGCTCGTTCTTGAACCAAGGAAATCGACGCGGCACCGAGTCCCAAAACCCCTATTTCAAGCTGGGAGATCCAATCCCTCGACAAGGGACTCGCCAAGAGGTGCCGTTTCAAGACATTACACAAAGGGTCACGTTTGAAGCGAATATCGCGCCCGAGCTGCGGCAATTCGTTGACAGTGCGTCTGCGGCCGCCAATGACATTTCGGGCTTTAGCAATTTTCAAACGCCGTCACAGTGGAATCCGTTTGCAGCAGGGGTGACCGAGACCGGCAAGACCATTGGGGCGTTTCCCGACCAGATAGGGACTGCACAAACCGCAGCAGACACTCTCGACAGGACGCTTAGCGGCGCATTGCGGTCTGCCAAGGGTTTGACGGAGGGTTCGTTCAGCGGGCAAGCAGGCGTCATCCCTGAAGCTATTGGCCTTACCGGGCAACTAAGCGCTGAGCTGGGCAAGATTACGGTACCCGACATTACGCCCGAAGCCATCCTGCCGAGCGAGGAGGTTTTGGCGACGGAGATGGGAAAAAGGCAGCCGAGTGCATTCGCAATAGATGATTTTCTGCCGACCAGGGAGGTTCTGGCGACGGAGATGGGAAAGAGGCAGCCGGGGGCATTCACGGTAGGAGATTTTCTGCCACAGATCGGACGTGCGGACCTGCTTGAGGCACTGCCAGGCCAGCGCATCCTGGGTAGTGACATCCTGCCGCAGATTGGACGTGAAGATTTATTCAGAACACTGCCAGGCCAGAGACTGGGCGCAGGCGACATTTTGCCGCAAATTTTACGTTCAGATCTACTTGGGGCACTGCCCGAACAGACACTGGGCGCAAGCGATATCCTGCCGCAAATTTTACGTCCAGATCTGCTTGGGGCACTGCCCGAACAGGCGCTGGGTGTAGGCGATGTCCTGCCGCAAATTGGGCGTCAAGATTTATTGGGGGCACTTCCGGGGCAAAGACTGGGCGTAGCTGATATCCTGCCACAGATCGGCCGCGAAGATTTATTTAGAGCGCTGCCAAGCCAGAGACTGGGTGTAGGGGATATTCTACCGCAAATCGGCCGCGAAGATTTAGTCAGAGCGCTGCCAAGTCAGGCACTGGGTGTAGGGGATATTCTACCGCAAATCGGCCGCGAAGATTTATTTAGAGCGCTGCCAAGCCAGGCACTGGGTGTAGGCGATATTCTGCCGGAAATTGGACGTGCGGACCTGCTCGGAACGTTGCCTGAGCAAAGGCTGGGCGTTGGTGACGTTTTGCCACAGATCGGACGTGAAGACCTGCTCGGAACGTTGCCCGAACAGAGGCTGGGCGTAGGCGATATTCTGCCACAGATCGGACGTGAAGATCTATTTAGGGCATTACCTGGCGAAGGACTTACGCCGAGTGACGTTCTGCCACAGATCGGACGTGACAACTTGCTGGATCAACTGGCTGGCGAGCGCATCTTGAGTCGCGATATCCTGCCGTCGGAAGAAGACTTGGCCCGGACGGTGCCCGAACTGCGCCCCGCCCCGTTTTTGCCGAGCGACCTCCTGCCAACGAGGGAGCTGCTGACAAGCACGTTGGCAGGCTTGCGGCCCGATGCGTTCTTGGCGAGCGATCTTTTGCCAACGGAGGAGCAGCTGGCAAGCACGCTGGAGGAGCTGATACCGGGTGCCGGGGGCGTTTACCCACCCGCTGGGAAACCAGCTGGCCCAGGCGACACAGGCGAGCCAGGCGACACAGGCGACCCGGCTGAACTGGAGGGGATGGACAAGCTGCTGGCAGACTTACAGTCAGTCATAACGACGTTGACAACTGGCCCCACTACAGCAGAAGAGCTACGAGCTGATCCTCTCACGGCATCACTGCTGATGGACCTGGAGAAGCGCAACGAAGAAGATCGGGAGCAGGCAAGGGAAGACCTGAACCGATTGGGCTTGATGGACTCTGGCAACCGAATCGACATTATAAACGAGCTGCGAGCCGGTCAGAGGCGGGCTGAGGCGAGCGTGCTGGGTGATGCTGCCGAGCGTTATCGCACAGATCGGATCAGCGGCCTGACGGGCGGCACGGACTTGTTCGGCACGGCCTCACAGCGCGAGCTGGGCCTGGACGAGCTGGACTTGAGCCGACAGCAGACAGACCTGGACATCATCGCCGCCATCACTGCAGCGCTGGACCCGGATCTGGACCTGAAAACGGGCGATCCGAAGCAGAAAAACCTTGCAGCGATGTTGCTGGGCCTGACAGGAATCCCGGACGTACAGTATGACCAGCTTTTGGATTTGATCGGACTGGATCCGGAGCAGCGGACGGCCTACGGACGCGGCCATCGGAGAAAGCCGCCCACGACCCCAAGAGAAGGACAATAGGGAGCTAAATTATGGACCCGCTTACATGGGCAATGATTGCACAGGGGGCGCAGAGCCTCGGCGCAAACGTGCTCGACTACCGAGCCCAAGGACAGGTCGCCAGGCGGCAGCGCGAGCAAGATGCTTTAAACGCGGTTGTTGGGTCATTGTCTAACAGGCAGAGCCCCCGAAGAGCCCCGGCGCAGGGCCAGTCGGTAGCTGCCAATGTGCTTCGTGGCCTTGATCCGCTAACGCAAATGATGATGCAGCGTGCGCAAAGGAAGCCGACCCCGCAGACGCAAGACGTGAGTGGGTCACAGGCAGCTGTGAACAGTTTAAACCAGATACTGGAGAATCTCCGCAACCGGTCTCAACAGGGAGGCTCAACTGGCGGGGTCGGATTTCCATGACACAGGCTATAGCAAGTAGACCAGGTGGCAACAAAGCCAGGGTCTCCGTTCAGGAACGCATTGACCAGTTAGTTGCACAGGGGGTTCCGCTCGCCGAGGCGACCGAGCAGGCCAATAGGGAGGCAGTGGCTGCGACAGAGGTTATGCTTCCGACCACTGAAGGCGATGCGCCCACAGACCCTCTTTCTGGCGTAACAACAGCAGCCACCTTCGGCAATGGCTCTACAGGCACTTCGGCGGGGCCATCTTCGCCCCATCCTCCCGGCTCTCCCGCCTGGTTGAAAGCTCGGCGTCAGAAGCTCGACGAGCTTAATCGAGCCTACGACGCTTCAGCCGGAGAGCCTGGGCCGGTTGGCGATTCAGC